TAACAGAACTTAACCCCATAACAGTAGTCCCTGTAGGAGAAGTGTTATGAAAATTTGTAGTTCCGGCTGTTGCTGTACTGGTTAAAAATATACCTTTTAACCTTGCTCTACCTGCAAATATAACATCTGCGGCTGAACCGTTAACTCCTGCTGAAACATTACCTGCTGGATTACCTACTGCTGAAATACCCGATATAGTTAAAAAGTAACTTGTTCCAGTAGCAGTTCCTGCATTAGCACCTGTAATGGACTCTGTTTGAGCATCCCCATTGACATCAGTTCCCGTAACAGTAAAGGACTTAGCCGCGTCATTCCCGGCAGAAAGGACAGTAACTACCCTCCCATGACTAAGAGCAACTGCACCACCAGAAGCTAACGCTCCCCCTATTACGAGGGCTGCGTTATTTCCGACTGCTGCTGCTACGGATATTCCATCGGCATCTAAGGCTACTGTGTCTGCGGTTATAGTGACCGCTTTTACATCTGATCTAGCCATAAATTACTCCTAGATAATACCTGTAAGGTTGATTAATGAATAATCAGTAGTTACGTTAACTATCATAACTGTACCAATTACTTGAATCACGTCTCCTGCGGCTGGTCCAACTGCTCCTGCTGCGCCTAATGGAACTGCATGGTTACCCACAACAAGTGTTCCTGAAGTTAATACAGCTTGTGGACCTGATACTGCAAACCAACCATAAGCACTTGCTGCCATATCGACAACAGTTACAC